AGTTGTGAATATGTAACGTAAGTTGAATTTTAAAACTAAAGGATTTCACAAAATGAGCAATCAAAAAACTAAAGGAACTGCAAACGAATTTGATATTTTTATCGGCAACCGAGTCCGCGAAATTCGCCGCGAAAAAAATTTTATACAGCAAGAAATTGCTGATCATCTTGGCATTTCTTTTCAGCAAGTTCAAAAATATGAGAACGGAAAAAACCGCATAAGCGCGGGAAATCTTTATAAGCTTTCAAAGGCTATCGAAGTTCCGCTGTCTGAATTTTTCCCAAAATAGGAGTTTTAAAAAATGTCGATGCAAAAGAAATTTGTAATTAAATTCGAGCCTGTTCTAAAGCGGGATTGGCAAGTTGTTTTTATGGATTATGACACAACGCATGAAGAAAGCCTTATCGGGGCGCATAAGTGCATGATCGACGCTTTGGATGATTTGATTTCAGAAGGCTTTGAACCGATTTATTATACTTTGGAAGAAGTAGCAACCCGCGCAGAATTTGAAGCCGGGCAGTGTATGATTTCCTTCAAAGACTATGAATGGTCATGGTTTTTCGTTGAGTCGGATGATCCGCAGTGGATTGAGAAATCGCAACAAATTGAGGTGCAATAGTGAAAAATTCACCTGATTATATTTCTTTAATGATTGCTACTTTAGCTTTTATTTTAGCAATGATTTCTCTTTTTTTGTAACAATTTTTTAAAGTAGAAAGTGAAAATATTATGAAATTTAAACTTACATCAGAATATATTGAAAAATACGGAAGAAAAGCTTTTAAAATTGAAGCCACATGCGATTTTGATCTTCCTTTTCCTTTTGGAAAAGTTAAAAAGGGAGACAAGGGCGGGTATGTCGAAAAAGAGGAATTTCTTTCGCAAACTAACAAAGGTTGGGCTTTCGAGAATAGCGAAATCTGGGGCGGCGTAATCTATGACGGCGTAATCAGGGGCGGCGAAATCTGGGGCGGCGAAATCTGGGGCGGCGTAATCTATGACGGCGAAATCTGGGGCGGCGTAATCAGGGGCGGCGAAATCTGGGGCGGCGTAATCTGGGGCGGCGTAATCTGGGGCGGCGAAGATATATTTTTTATTGGTCACGTGGGTTCTAAAAAAAGAATATTAACCGCCACAAGACAAAAAGACGGATCGTATTTGATTTATCGCGGTTGTTTTAAGGGATCTTTAGAAGATTTTAAAAGTTCTGTGGTAAAAAAATATAAGGATACGGACGCGGGAACCCTTTATTTAAAAATCGCGGATATTATTGATTTTCATTTTTCAGTTTTACACCCATACAAGGAAAGAAATTAAAATGTCTAAAAAACCAATTATCGTTAAAAACGCATACTATCGGGATATGAAAGCAAAGCAAGGGGTAGCGCGTAAAAAGCAGCTTGCACCTGTGACGGCTATCTTTGACGTAGTGTGCTGCGCGGCTGTGACTTATGGCTTCTGTGCAATCATTATCGCAGCGTATCCGAATGGCAATCAGGCGGCAATCAAAGGCGATGCACTTCCGGATGCTGAATACATGGACATGACCGGCATAGATCAGGGCGTATCGGATGCAGGGCTTGAATATTTTCCTCCGGAGTACGAAGAAAAGGAAATTCCGGTACCGCGTGAAATGCCTGAAGAAATTAAGCTTAAACGTGAAATTCATGCGGATAACCGAGAATTTGCCGCGCAACTCGAAGAAGCTCTGACAACGAAAGGGGCTGAGTGATGACCGATCAGGACTTAATTGCAAAAATGAAAGATTTAGAATCTGCGCTCGAAAAAAAGATACAAAAATCAGCAGAAAATCAAGAAATCTGCGAACTTTTGGAGTGGATTCTTACCGATCTTAATACTGCTATTTTAATGATGGAGAAGTACAATGTTTAAACCTGAAAATGACGATAACGCGCTTGCAGCAATGGCTGGTTTACCGAAAAAACAAGGGCTTTCCAAAGAAGATCGTGACTGCCGAGATATGTTTGCGGCGGCGGCTTTGACTGGGCTTTTGGCTTCTTTGGAAGACACAGAAGAAGTAAAAATTCTTGCAGCAGCATCTTTTATTTTAGCCGATGAAATGCTGAAAGCGAGCAAAAAATAATGGATTTTATATTGCTATTTTGGCTTTGCGGTTTTTGGATGAATTTGCTTTGGCTCTGCATTTCAAGAGATCAACTTTTCGAGATTATCGAAGGAATGGAAAGCGATATTTCAGAAAGATATTCAGGTCAAGAATGGAGTCCCGATCATTTTTTCATCATTGTTGCGTGCTGTTTTTTGTTTTGGTGGATTTTTTTACCTTGTTTAATCGTTATTAAAATTTTGGAAGGATGACATGAAAATTACGAAATGTAACAAGCTTCACGCAGAAAAATGCCGGGAAGATTTTATGAAATTTTGCGAAAACACAGGAATAAATCCCTGCGCTATTGTTGGCTATAAACGGTCAAAATCATTAAGTATAGATAGGGCATTGGTTTATAAATATTTACGCGAACAGGGGTATTCTTTTCCCGTTATCGGTGAAACCTTAAACCGCGATCACAGCACGATCCAATATTTATTGTTTCCGATCGAAATCCGCAGGGAAAGGGCTTTGAAAGCAAAAATTCGATTCGCATTGAAAAACGGGGTTTAAACATGAAGCCTAAAAAATTTATGAAAGCCCAGCAAAGAAAATGCAGAAAAAAGAAGAAATATTTAACTGAGGAAAAAGCCGAAGAACAAGCATATTTGTACGAGAAAAGCAGCGGTTTAAGCCTTAATACTTATGAATGCAATCTTTGCGGGTTTTATCATTTATCGTCAAATAAGAAATAAAACTTGCTTTTTAAAAATTAAGTTTCTATAGTGATTTTATAAATTAAGGAGATGAAATGAAATCCGAAGAACAGTTATTACTTGATTCGTTAAGCGAATTAAAAACTGAAACCGAAGAGTACAAAGCCAAGATTTTTGACTTTGTAAGATGCGTCAATGATGTTCAATTTTTGGAGCGTGTTCGGGAATTTTCAGAGCAAATTGACAAAAAAATAAAAGAATTAAAAGCTGAAATCGGAACTGAATATGTATGGTGCGCTGGTTGCGCCGTGGTTCCGGTAAAAAAAGATTCTTTCAATAAATGCTGCAGCGGATCGTGCGAGCGTGATTTTTACAATTAACCATTAAAACATAAGGAGAAAAATGAAATGTCTATCAAATATCACTACGATCTGGTTCAAGGCACTGAAGAATGGTTTAGGGAAAGGCTTGGAAAATTAACGGCGAGTGAGATGAAAAACATTATAACCCCTTCTAAATTTGAGGTTGTTAAGGGTGTTAAAGATGGTACGCACCCATATATTTATGAGATCGTGGCGCAACGTATTACTGATTTTGTTGAGCCGCACTACGAAGGTTTTGACATGCAGCGAGGCAAGATTGAAGAAGTTTATGCACGTCAAATTTATTCGGAAAATTACGCCCCTGCAAGTGATTGCGGCTTTGTTACCAATGACAAGTGGGGATTTACAATCGGGTACTCTCCTGATGCTTTAATTGGCGATGAAGGGCTTATTGAAATCAAGTCACGCAATCAAAAACATCAAACAAAAACGATCATTGAAAACGTACTGCCCGATGAATTTTCTATACAAATTCAAACGGCGTTGCTGATTACAGAGCGCAAATTCTGCGATTTTATTTCCTACTCAAACGGCATGCCTATGTTTGTCTTGACCGTTTTGCCGAATGAAGAAATTCAAGAGGCAATTATCAAAGCGGCAAGTGAATTTGAGGAAAAAGCAAAGATTGCAATCGAAAAATATCACGCGAACTCTGCCAATTTTTTCAAAGCAGAACGCAGGGAATTTTCAGACCTTGGAATTTCTTCAAGCGAAGAAAAAAACGATAACTTTATTTTTGGAGTTTAAAACATGGATGACATGGCAAAGGCACTGCAACCAAAATCAGATCAGCTCAACGCGGATGATTTGATCGGGCAATCATTAACAATAAAAATCACAGGCGTTAAAATTACTCCTGATGTTCAGCAGCCTATATCAATCAGCTATGAAGGCGACAACGGCAAGCCCTATAAGCCCTGTAAATCTATGGGGCGGGTGCTGCGTACAATATTCGGCGGCGATGGTAATAAGTGGATTGGGAAGCATGTCACGCTGTATCGTGATAATAACGTGACATGGGGCGGCGTTGCTGTCGGAGGTATTCGGATAAGCCATGTATCAGGCATTGAAACACCGTATTCTATGGCTTTAACTGCCTCGAAAACGGTACGCAAAACATATACAGTCCAGCCTATTATAATTTCCGATAAATATCATTTTACGCCTGAAGTTTGGAAAAGATACACAGAGCGCATGGACGTGGCGCAGACAACCGCAGAAATTAACGCAATAGCTCTTGAATTTCAGGATGTCAAAGATAGATATTTTGATGAAGATATTGCAAAATTCCAAGCCTATTACCGTGATCGGCTGGCAACGATTAAAGGGCTTAACACACAAGAGGGAGGCTCGCTGTAAATGGAGAGCAAAGCATTCAAAACGGGGCAAAGAATACGCTGCACGGTGCAAGGAGAGTATTCAATAAATGTCACGATCGAAGCGGAAATAAAGGAAATCTGCGACAAAGTTCAAGGGGATTTGCGGCTTGTCGTAAAAACAAGCTTAGGGCAAAAATACCTAGTGCATGCCGCTGATTGTGAAATAATTTAAACCAAAAAAAGAGAAAGATTTTAAAATGAAAATTACTTTAATTGCAATATTCGGGCTTTGGATTAACCCCGTGAATATCGCCTATATGCGCCCTGTTGGTAATGAATGCAAGATCGTTTTTACAGATCAAAAAAGCGTTACAGCCCCCGCAAAATGCCATGACGTGAACGAGCAAATAAAAAAGAAGTTAAAGGAATGATGGTGAGTGATATGATTTTAGCTTCAATCATTATTTATATTTGTGGATTTATAGCCGTGTTTTCGCAGCTTGAGCGAACCCTGCAAGCACAACCAGTTCTCAAAGGCACGGTGCTTGTGCCGAAAGAGCCGACAGAGGAGATGATAAGCGTCGCCTACTCAAAGAAACATACAGCTTGGCAAAATGGTCATTCAAACTGCGAGCTTTATCATGCAATGATAGCCGCAGCACAGAAGGGTGAGTGATATGGATGAGATACCAACCATAGTTCTTGTATTTCTTGTATTGTTTACTGGAACTTTTATGGGAGCAGCTTTCGTGCTGATTACACATCCGAGTATCAATCAAGGAATGGCAGCCATAGAAGCCTGTGAAGCATCCCTACCCCGCGATAAATCCTGCGAGGTGGTTATAACTGCGAAAGTGAGGGAATGATGGAAACCGCTAAAGAAAAATTAATAGCACTTTTAACAGACACGTCCGATGGTATAGAGCTTGTTGATTTTAAGTGTTCTTTAGGATGTGACGTAAAACGGCTACTAAACGAGAAAAAGGAAGAACATGATGGAAATTACTAAAAAGATATTAAGTATTATTTTGTTATTACTCATGATTATTTTCGTAAGTATAAGAATTGCCGAAGACAATAGTTTATTAATGGGTTGTGGTGTAGCGGCTGAAAAAATAGAGCAATTATGTTCTTCATATCCCGACCATAGTGCATGTAGTGACGGTTTATTTTTAGGTGGGGCTGAATGACATGATCAAGATTGAGGAATTGAAACCATGCCCGTTTTGTGGTCAAGCTCCAGAATGGAACAATAGCAAAACTACATTTTCAGCACAATGTTCTGGAAGTCCAGACGGTCCGTTTTACGGTGATTATTCTTCGCAACATAGGTGCCTTGTTAGCCCATCATCGGGCGATTGGAAAACAGAAGAAAGTGCCGTAACCGCATGGAACACCCGCGCACCAGACCCACTCCACACCATCGCGCAGGAAATGGCGGAGGCTTTGGAAGAATTTAACGAGGCGTTTGCTGGATTTGATATTAACGACTTCCGCAGCAGAAAAACAATGCGGCTTGCAATGGTTAAATCAGAGCAAGCCCTCACCAACTGGAATAAATACAAGGAGCAGGAATAATGGGTGAAATGCCGAAAGAAATATGGTTAGCAGGTTCGCCGCACTTGGATATTAACGGTGCAAACGCGGTTCATTTAGCAATTTCTGGAAAATCATTCACGCAAGGCTCTGGTGCTACGCTCGAAAAATACCACCACGACAGCATTGTGCAGGGGCTTAGGGATGAGGTCGCTGGACTTATCCGCTCCGATGATGCTGCGGTAAACAGAAATAATGAAATGCACGATATTATAACAGGGTTGAATGTCCGCATAGCCACCCTTGAGCGTCAAAATTTCTTATTAGAAACACAGCTCAATTTGTGGTCACGCAGAAAGCTGCAAGAGCGCATTAAAACACTTGAGAAACAACTAGAGGGGAAGATACATGACTGCTAAAACATTGGAAGAATATTTTACAGACTGGGAATCTCATGTATTTGGGTTTGGCTATGGAACAGGAGAAATGCATACTATTCCCGCACTTAAAACCCTTTTCAGCAACCTAAAGGACGACCGTTCTTACGATTATAAAGAATTAGAAAAATCTTTCGGAGAACTATCCGCTTGGTTGCTTATAAATATTATGTGCCGCGCTGATATTTTTGAATATGGCACATCCCCAAGATATGGGTGGTTAACAACAAAAGGGGAGAGGTTAAGAGATTTTATAAAAAGAAAGTCAGCGCAAGAGCTTTATACACTTACATGCTGTGACGAAAACAATAATATTTGTTATCCTGATGCATGTAATTGCGGTGAACACGGTTATGAAGAAGGCAAGGTTTGTCAAAATCCATTCTGGTTGGATAAGTTAGGTGAAGCATGAGAAAGCTACTACACTCAACGGCACTTTGCACAACAATGAAAATTCCTGATGTTTGGAAAGCGATAAAGCATGATGGAACGGTTACAGTACCAAAAGGTAAGAAAATTATTGTCCAAGGGGGTTACTATATGGTGATGGAATGAGAAAGCTACTATGTTGGGCAGGCATAAGAAAATGTCCAAGACTTTGTAGAATATTCGACCACCCACCAAAAAAACTATCTATGAAAAGATGGTTTTGGATATGTGACTGTAATTGTAGAAGAGTTAGAAAATGAGAAAGCTTCTATGTTGGATGGGGTGGCATGATTGGCATTTGAACTTATGCGATTGTAAACGATGCCTTAATAGAGGATGGTGCAAACACTGCGGAAAGGAAAAACTATGCAGAAAATAAACCGTGATAATCTTAAAGATAGCCTTGTTAGAGCTGAAATATGGAGACCTTCTGAAAATGCAGGTGTTACAAGGCAAGATTATGATCGTTTTGTGGAAGCAGCACAAGCGTTCTACGATATAACCGCGCCTGATTATGTGCCAACGCAAGAAATGACAGAAGCTACATCAGATATATTGACTGGTTTTGATTGTGATTACGGAGAGTTTAATTGCTATGATGCCCCAAAGTATGCTGATGATATTTTCCGCGCAATGATCGGGGAGCTGGTGGAGTGATTGACGATTATTTACATGATGCACACGATATATTGTGGAACTACCTTGACCAAGAAAAAGACCTGACCTTTTGCGAACGTCAATTATTAAAAGCAAGTTTTGCCGCGCTGGATAAAGCTTTGTCTTTAATAGAGAAGCGTAAGAAAAAATTGTATGGAACTGATCCCGCTAATCGCAAATCGGATTGACTTTTTTCTTTGCACATCTGCAATCGAACTTACGCAGCCCCTTAATGTTTAAGTCATCGGGCTGCGTGACGATACAATAATCACGGATCAACTTTATACTTGGCGCGCAATTCGTCATCATAAGAAGGATCGGAAGCAGCAATATTGACTTTTTCAAGCTCTTCGAGAAATTTGTCATAGGCTTGCACATCCTTTTCTTTCTGCTTGAGGTTTGCTCTGTCTTTACCTGCTTGATACGCAAACCATGTCCTAACACCGGCGAACGTGGTGACTATGAAGGCTAAAATCACATAAGCGTATGTCATTTAATCAACCTGCCTCATCATAAAAAGATTGCCACGAGAGAACATGAAAGCAGTTTTCTCTATGCGCCCGCTACTAGAAGCTACATATTCTTCACCGTTAGCATCATAACCGAATACAACAACCTCTTTTAATCCAGCTTCCCATGCGCCTTTTATAACATTGTCTACGGGAATATCTTTATTACTCTCACTTCTTATGGTGACCACGTTTTCAGCTAATCCGCCGTTTTTCCAAGTAACAGAATGAAGTTTAGGAACGCTGGTTTTCATCGGTTACTTCAAGCTCTTGAAAATTGAACTGGTTGTAATTGTGCGAAGCCATGCGCCAGCAAAAGACATTCCCGCAACGAAATAACCTGAATATTTAACAATTTTACCAGTGCATTCATCCGCGACAATCTGTGCGTCAACAGGTGCATGACAAACCATTTGAAGTGCAATTTCTTTTACAGGAACTCCCTCAAGAGCAGTTACCAGCCCCAAAAGACCTGTTATCGTAAAGAACGCTATTGTTTTCCATCCTTGCATGATGATTACCTTTCGTTTGTTGATAATATTTCGCCTGTCGGCTTTATAAAAATTTGGCGCACATTTTCAGGCTGCTTCACCTTCCAAATACAACGCCTTGCACTTATTATTCTATCCTTATTTATGGGAACAATGCAAACCTTGTCGCTTTGGTTGCCCCCAAGCACGTAGAAGCTTGTCTCGTCCTCTGCGATGTATAATCCTACATGTCCGCCTTGAGGCCGCTCAAAAACAAGAATATCGCCAAACATTGGAGTATCAACATCGCGCCCAAATTTAAGCCATGATTTCGCGCGCAGGCATATCGGAGGGGGATTGTAAAAGGCGCGTTTTGCACAAATCCCGATAAAAAGACCGCACCAAGGCATAGAGTCTGAATTGTATTCAATTCCAAGATAATTTTTTATTTCGTTTGCCCACATTAGGATTTGCGGATTGCTGGCGTTGCCCTTGGTTTCTTTTGTGCCATAAAGTTTCAAAGCTTCGCGGAAGATCGCGGGCGCAGGCTCTTTTGAAATCCATTCATATTGCTTTGGAAGATTAAAATTCATTAATCCGCTATTCATTTTCACCCTGTTCCTGTTTGGCCTGATCTTTTTCCTTCTCCTTGCCAATAACTAAATCAGCAACGCCGAAAATTGCAAAAGAAACCACGGTAAACGCTACTAAGATTCCAATCATTTGTCTGCCTTTCTGTCGAGCTTATCGTCAATGCTATCAAGTTTATTCATTACCCGATCCGCCATGTCTTTGACGTCTGTCTTTGTCGCAAAAGTTTCCGCAGCATGAACTTTATGGGCATGAAAGCTTTTCGAAAGATGATCGACTCTATTTTCATTTTTTTCAATCTTCGCTAAAACCATGTTCAAAACCCATCCAGTTACGCCAAAACCCGCAGATATAATTATCCCCGCAGCCCACATTAAAACATTTTCCATTTTTATTCCTTAACTTGGTGTTATAACGGTGTTCTGTAACCCGAGTGTGTATGTGTCGTTACCCACTGGATAATTAAGTAAATTAGTGATTGTCGTGGCTGTGTCTGTGGCTGGCGTTCCGGTGTAGCCGGCATCGGAAGATGTGATAAACAAACTTCCATATCCGACATAAACTTCTTGTTGCGGGGCTGTGCCGACAGGCAAGCTTGCAAGAGTAGCCGTGATATTACCAGCAGAGTAGGCAACGCTTGATAAGGCAATTTCCGAACCGTTATCAAAGTACCTAATCCCGTAAATAGAGCTTGTGGGCGTTAATGCCGTCATTCCCGATGGGAATGTAACAGGAAGCGTCAAAGCCGTACCAACTCTTGTTGCTGTAAGAATTTCAGGGGAATCAACCGCACCTGTGACAGTCTCACCAAGTACAGAAAGCGTTTTTCTAGTCGCGATAGTACCAAGAACGCTGTAACTCGCGCCTGATGGGTGAATATTATCGCTACCGAATGTAATGTCATTTTGAGACGGAGCAAGGTGAACATAAGCCAAATCATTAGCCAAATCTTCATGTACACGCTTGACCATGTTGTAATTAACATACGAAGCATCAACCCTAGAAGCAATAGGGCGAATGATGATAGGAACATCCCCTACATGCGCTCTTATTTTAGTGAAATCAAGCAAAGTGTTGTCATAGAAGTTTTGATATGTGTCAGAAGCATCAGACGCCCCTTGATCCCACATAATCGCTTCAATATTTGCCACTCCAAAAGCTGAACAAATAGCTTTGAATTTTGTCATCATCGGACCATCAGATTCATCCGCTGGGTCTACCCAATAAAGCGTCGCATTGTTATCACGACTAACCGCAGAACCATCAACACCAGTATTTAATAACCAGTTTTCACTTGTTGTCCAAATTCCATCCATAACTGAAACCGCTGCAATTTCCCCTGCATTTTCTTTTGTTTCCGTTGACCTATGTAATCCTCGAGCATTGCTTTGCCCTGCCGAAACAATACCCTTGTATGTAGCTCCTGCAGGGAACATATCGGGGGCAATTTGTGAAAGTGTGCGATACCTATTATAAACTTTTAGCGATTTAATCCAGCCACAAAAGCCATCACTTGCGGAGTTTGCCCTACTGCCGAAATATAACCTATTTAACCCCGTAGGAAGACCTGTAAACGCTGTCTCATTAGGTTCATAGGACATAGCCCCCGCCATTGTCAGAGCTTCACTGTCACGCCAAGAAATAGCTACAGGGAAACGCTTATTGCGAATAGGCATATGAACGTCATTATTTGTCTTATTCGCGCTGGAAATAGCGACACGTCCTCTTGCTTGCCCTTTAGAGGAGCTTTCAAAATACATCCCTATTGTTTCCGCTGAGCTGCCGCTTGCGTTCAAAACAAACGCGTACTGGTCGGCAGTCGCTGCAATTCTTCCTTGAATAATCTCGGCTACAATACAACCCTGTGAAGCGTTGTAATTCGGAATATTAGACGTAAGAACATACCCATAATCCGCCGCGCTTGTCGCGCTTGCGCCTGCAACTTTAATCGGAGGGCTGCACACAGTTTGTTCCTCAAGCTGATTTAGTCTGAAATAGATATCCCCACCATTTGAGACACTAATACGCATAGTGCGCGCGCTGTTTGTCGGAGTGAAATTCTCTATTTTAATTTCGCCGCTTTCGCCCGATGTGTGGTTAGAGTCACCTGTAACACTAGACATTGCCCCCGAACTATCATTTAAAAACGCATTAGCCCCCGTTCCAGCAGCAACATAATATTGGACTTGCATAGAATGCGGGTTTGTATTTGCAAACGTTCCCCCAATATTAGCAAACTTTGTGCCGCCACCGCCTGAATTGTTAATTCTTATACAAGGTCTTCCGTCAACGGGGTGATTTTCAATCGTGACCAACCCCACAGACGAACCTGTTACGGTTAAATTTGTTAAATCAGTAGGATTCCAGTTGTAATTCGTACATTTGTTCGTGACGGGAAGCCACATACGAACGCCAAGATAATCCCCATTCGCGTCATGGTCTTCGATTATTGTATTTGCTGCCGCGTTCTGCCATACACCATCAGAATCACGGTACATCGAAAGCGCGTCATTACGGGAATAAGTCGCGCTTAAAAGCAAGCCGGTCGAGTCAAAGACGTCCGTGTAAACAGCCACCGCGCCGCTTTTACTTAACCCTAATCCCAAACCTAATCCCAGCATATCTTAATACTCATATTGAATGTTGACGTTACCCGCATCGAAAGTATCAGGCGTGACCGATGTGATACTGATTATATCAGCAACGCCGGCTAAAGCTATATGCCCGTTGCCGGTTGTGACGCTATCAACCGTCCCGGTGTTTGAGGCTGACCAAGTCGCGCTCCAAAGGAATGTAGCGGCATCGGATAAGGTTAATATCATCGCGCCGTCTACTGTACCTGCCGCCAGAACGCCTACAGCCATATTAAAGCCGTTTGTCTGTGGCGCACTACCTGAAACACCGATAGCCTGCGCGTAGCCCACATATCCGCTTGTGGATACCGTTGTGACCCCGATCCGGACTAAAAGATTGCTTGTGCCGTTCGTTGAAACGCCGATAGGTGTAATGATGATTTTCTTTACGCCTGCAGGGATTGCAAATGTCTTGCTTGTGCCGCTTGTCGTTGCCTGCATCGTTCCGTTAATCGTTCTAGATTTTGTGGCTTCCTGATCGACATATTCCTTTGTGGTTCCGTCAAAAAGCACAACGTTCTTTGAAAGAGTCGCGTCATAAATAGAGCCGACAAATCTTTGTGTGTCGCTAAGCGTAATGTCCAGAGCTTGTGGCACGAAGAAATTGCCTGTGTTGTGTTTAACAACCACGTCACGGCTGGAATTTGCCGCGCGCAACAAGAGCATTTGACCGCTTTCAATGCCCGCCGTTGTGTCCAGATCGTCCGTTGCCGCAGCCGCTTGAGTGTCAACCGTGTGAACCGTCCCCGTGGGTGTTATAATCCCCGTGGCGATCGTCAATGCGCCGTCATCCGGGTATTTTACACGCCCATTAAAGACGACCGAACTTGAAAAGGTGTTTGTATTTGTGAACGTGTTGGCTTGAGTGAGTTTGACGGTCTGTTCAAGCAATGTGATCCAGTTTGTGCCATCGGAAAACAGAATAACGCCCTCGCCCTGTTCAACCGTTTTTGTGCCTGCGCCGTCAATCGTTTCTGCTCCGTCCGCGTCAAGTGTCGTTGTTCCGCTGTCTGAATTTTTGACCGCGAATGTAAATCCTTCGCCTGCCTGCGCCGCCGATAAAAGCGATAATGTTGGGCTTGCAGTTGTGACAATAAGCTGATTTTCATAGGCTGTTGTGATTGTGGTGTTCGTGGAAATATAGACAACTTCATCGCCGAAAGCATTGGCGCGAGTTCCTGAAATGTCGTCCAGCGTCCAGAATGTCGCGCCGTCCGCGTCTTTCAAAACAAATTTATATGAGCCATCGCCAAGCCACACATTACCGTAGCCTTCACTGTCCAGCACAATCGGGTTTGTATTGGATACAGTTTCCGCCGCCGTGGTGTATGTCGTCTTGTTTGTTGTCGTTTGCGCTTCATAGGTATAGAGCTTGCAGCCTGTGCATGGATCGCCGTTATCATCAAACGCGCGGAACGGTCCTTGCGGCGCAAGCTGGCCGGCATAAGCAGGAAGTGCGGCAAAGATTAAGAAAAGTGCGAGTAAGATTTTTTTCATTGTGTTTGTCCTAACTGACGTGCTTTTTTTCTTGCAAGATAATCCATTGCTTTTTGTGTCAACGGCCCCACATTTCTTTGCTCTTCTGTGGCATTGAAAACAACGGATTGCGGAAGGACTGTACCCGTAATTTCTTTGGTTGCTGTTACGGCTGCTTGTGGAATACTTTGCGGCAATCTTTCGCCTATAGCTCTGGCTTTCATCATATTTGAAACTTCATTTGCTCTGGCTTTTTGCAAAATAACACTTCCCTCTCTTGCCCCTTCCCTCATAGCAAATGCTGGTGCGGCTGCCATTGCTGCTCCTATTCCACCGCCTGCGCCATACCCCGCGCCGCCAGCAATAAGAGGTGTTAAACCACTTCCTGTAAGTTTAAATGCGCGTCCTACTATACCATCTTTTGCGGCTTTGTTTATTGCAATACGTTCCTCGGAAGTATAGCCCTTCATGCGTTTAGGATCGTTTTTCAATGCTCTGAAGCCGTTTTTAATGACGGTTGCAGGCTGTTCCGCGCCTTCCGCTCTTTGCACAATACGCTCAACATCTCTTAATCTTAATGATGCTGACCAGTATTTTCGCGCCTCTTTGACTGTTTCAAAAGCTTCTTTCCCGCCGGTAAACATGTAATCAGGCGCAGATTCAAGTCGATCACGCAAAACAGCCTGCATTTCTACATATTGCTTGCCTGATGGGGTGAATTTTCCAAAATTATCAACATTTGAATATGCCAATTCTCCCAAAGTTTCATCTAAAGCCTTCAAATCTTCAAAAGACGATGATTTTTTAGTGTAATTTTTAAGAATATCGTATGTTTCGGCAAAGGCATCCTTATTGCCTGCTGTTGCTTTTAATTGTGAGATCATCGGGCTTTTTTGAATGCGCTTTTGTGTATACTTTGCAAAATCATCAAGAAAGGCAGGGTAAACCTTGCCGCCCTGTTGATCGGCTAACTTGAAAAGCTGCGAACCTCTATCGCGTATTTCATCCGAAGTAAGCTTGCTGATCTGCCATCTTTTGATTGGCGTTCTCAATAAATCCTTAGCCGCTGTGACAACTGTTTCACCTGAACGTGCAGCGGGAACTAATGTTGTTGCAAGATTAACGGCCGAATCTATAGGTAAAGCAAGGCGTGGATTTTCCTGTGAGAATTTCTGATATCCTTCTGCAAGTCCTTGTGCTTCATTCGGAACTGTTTGTGCAAGTGTTTTACCTTCGCCAGTGCCGGCAGGGAGGCTACCCACTGCGTTTGCTGCGCTTGAAAAGAGTCCAGCCCCGTAGCCGCCAAGAGATTTATCAAGACCAGAAGCAAAATCAAGACCGCTTTTAACAAATTCGCCGCCAACATCACCAACGAATCCAGCCCCAACTTTACCAGTCAAACCGAAAATAGTTTCGGGCATTGTCAATTTTCCCTCTCTTCGCTGCGAGAGAATGTCTTCGGCCATGGCGCTCCGCGTTTGCGCGTCCTCTCCTATTCGTGAAGAAAGTGAGGCTTGAGCATCAGGCGCACTAGGTTCATCCAAAAATCTAATTTTAGAGGGCATTTGTTTTTCTTCATCAAGGAATCTTATCGCCATTATTCAACAACTGCCCTTCTTCCACCGATCATAAGGATTGTTCCTTTCGGAAGATTAGCGGCTTCCGCTTCTTGCAATGTGCTATATGAATTTTGCTCTGATTTTGGCAATTCACCAAAGTTTTCTTTGTAATAATTTTCAAGCATATCCTGATTTTTTAGAAAGAAACCTTCAATATTATTAAGCTCTTTTTCCAGCATTGCGGGGCTTGTAAATTGGTCAAGATTTGCCACGGAATTCTCAAGTGCGCTAAATTCTTGAAAGCTTGTTGAACCAAGACCGGACGCTCCACTCGCAGAAAGATTTTTCAATTCTGACAACGCATTTAGTGCGCTTTTGCTTTTAAGCTTTGAAAGAGTGTTTGCAAGCGACCTTGCTTCCGACTCTGGCAATGCCTGCAAAGATGCGCCGTAACCGGTGCTGAAAGGAGTAATCAGGTTTTTAGCGTCAAGCACGTCTTTCATGACAGATTGAAGCTTTGCCCTACCGGATAAGATTTTGTTTTTCTCTACAGGTTGAGACTCATCTTTCTTGAGTGCGCTTTCACCCTTTTTTATTGTTAATTGCTTTGCAACATCAACATTCGCCGCGCCCACGTCTTTTTGACCTACAGGGCTTTGTGAATACGCATCAGAGGCAGGGGGGAGTGCGCTCGGCTCATTTGTTGCCAATCCGGCATCACTTATGCCAGTGTCATCAAGCGTCATATATTTTGCATCGGGAAGCGCATCGCCGCCATTCAAAACCATATTTCGGAATTGATCGGGTTGCATTGTCTCATCTTGAACAGGCATTGAAAGAAGCTGTTCTCTTTTGCTCATTGGCGCAGATACAGGCTGCCCCGCGTCTACAGCAGGAACTTGCGCAGAACCGCCGACATCATTTGCATTCAAAAGTTGCGCAAATGGGTTTGCCGTTGTCCTCGGAACAAGATTTCCTAGCGCATCTTGCGAGTATTCAGTCTTGTTGCCTTCCATCGCCGCACGTGCTTTTAACCGCGCCAGAATGTTTGGGTCTTTGTTTCCTGCTTGGTATGCTTGAACGTCTCTCAAAGACTGCTCATCCATCGTTAAATCAGGATTTGCAGCCTTATGTGCTAACGTTTTATCGAATTGCTTCTGATCCTGATATTGCGCGGCAAGCTGCAACAGCATTTGCCTGCGGTTTTGATTTTCGTTCTGCATCAAAGCAGTTTTGTTCTGGATGATATCCGCGCCGAAATTAGCCATCACACACGCTCCATCTTTAAAGATTCGCTGTATTCAGAATATCTTGCAAACTCTTTATGATATTGAATTGACAATGATTTATATAGTTGAATAGCTTCTTTTAATGTCAACACTCTTTTTCTTATAAAGATATCTTTGAATTTAAACTGTACAACATATTTATTTCTTTTTTCATCATAAGATACGCCCTTTATCCCAAGTTTATTATCTGATCTTACGGGCTTATTGCATTCGTTTTGGCTTCTATCTGCCTCGCGCAAATTTAATATACGATTGTCCGATGCGTCCATATTCACATGATCTATTTCTTTTTCTGGTTCATACCCGTAATAAATTAACCATGCAATTCTATGAGCAGGATAAGAAATATTATCTATGCACAGAGTAATACTAATACACTTGTCATTTCTATAGTGTTTGTACCCCGTTTGTTTTCCAGCATGCTTTATATTCCATGATTTCCCATTTTTAATATTTTCTGATCTTTGTTTCCATGTAAAAATTCCAGAATCAGGGTTGTAATCTAAAACATCTAATATTCTTTGTAATTGAGGTAATTTTCTCATTTTAAACCTTCGTCATTTCTAAGCCCAGCATTTCGTAGTTTACCATTTTATAGCCGTTTTTGTGTATTTTCACGGCGTCAGGGTCTGTTTTCTCAATTTCATCGGCAAGAACACCACGATAACGACCGCTACCATCCTTATAATCAAACTCATAAATGTTATGCCCTTTTTCTTTGCCTACATGAATGATGTTTTCTTTTAGGCGCGAATCCGACAAAGCATAAGCCTTAGTTGCAAGTCCGCCAAGACTTATTAAATTGCTGAATGCGCTTTGACGTCTAGCTGCTTTATCAGCCTGCGCAGAAAGATTTATTTGCGATGCTTGAGAATTTAAATCTGTGACGGCATTTGCGTAGTTTTGACCTATTGCCGCCGTTTGACCCGCCGCGTTTTGTCCGCTTCCAGAAATACCTGCAAGCATGTTGTAGGTACGATCTTTGTTTTGAGCATCCATGTTGAACGCGTTTGAAAATTCGTTTGAAGCCAGACCTTGCGAATACTTTAAAAGATCTTGGATTGTCGATGGTGAAGAATAACGACCACCAGCCGCATTTGCGCGGTTTATAGCTTGTTCGCCTTGGTCAAGATTAAACTGGTAATTCGGGCTTTCCTGAAACTGATCTTGTGTGAACGGATCATTAAGCGAGCCGTATTCATTTGTTCCCGCGCCATTATCACCGATTCCCAAAAGCATCGAAAGCTTGCTTAAACCCTGTTTGCCCGTGTCCAGCCACGGCATAACATCCGCGCGGCTCTGGTCGTACATCTCTTTTTCAAGGCGCAATGATTTATTGATCATCTCCTCGGAATAACCCGTGTTCATTTTACCGCCGCCGCCTAGTATTCCTGATAAAAAGCCCATATCAATCCTCTTTTAAGATATTATAGCGCGATCTGTGCATCTACGCCAGTTTACACCATCAGAAAACGCGATAACAGCCCCGCCGCTTTCGTTTGACACATATATTATATTTCCCTCATATAAAGCCGCGCTCGGTACAGCCGCAACCAAATACGATTTTAACGGAAAAGGCGCACCGCCGATAAGTCTTTGCAGATCCTGAAACCATGCCGCCCAAATACTACCGCATGTTCCGTTTGCGCTAATTTGCTGCTTGAGTGGCGGGGGTCTAAATCCTGTCATGTTCCGTACAACCCATGTATTGACACCTCTACAGGTTCACTGATTGCAAATTTTAATACAAATCCACGCGGTGAACCTAAGCGATCCCACTTCACGCGCTTTCTGAATTCGCCCTGCTTGCCGATTGATTTCCAGCGTTCCGCGCCGTAAGTATTGCCTAAATCCTTTGAAACTTGCAAAACTATCTGCGGATCTTCGCATTCTGCGTTACCTACGCCCGTTTTCATGCTCAAAACAAGCTCGTTTATCTCTGTTCTATCCATTTCTTGCGATAAAACAGGACAAATACGCGTTCTATGTATCTTTTTCGTGCCGTCTTTGTAGTAGTTTAGTTTCATCTTATATATGTTTCCGTTCTCCCGATCACCAACAAGATGTGAACCGTTAAAGAACGTATGACACGATCCAAGGTGCAGCTCTTCACTATTTGTAACATCGTTGAAATATGTCCGTTCGTGCCAGATTTTCGTTGAGGCATCAAAAACCCATGTTGAATTAAGCCCTACGACTTGGAGCATTAAAAATTCATGCCCTACAGTTTTATAAGTCCAAATGTACGCGCGTGAAATATCAACAACGCTTGCAAGAGCTTCTTCAACAGCCGCATTCGATATGCGTACAGGGCGATAACCTTCGGAAACCTGATAGACGTACCGCCCGCCTTCTTTGTCCTCACCAAGCCAAACCACGTTATTATCAAAGCTGCACCGTGCATGAGGGGCGGCAATACCGACTTGCATGACCGCTTGAGAAATGCGCGTAAAAACAGGCGTTGAACCTGTGTTGTAATAGACCTCAACAGTGCTCGAACCGAATAAGAACAGTTCGCCGTGATCCGAAAGTAATGAAACAAGGCTATCAGGTGCGCTTTCGACTGCAATCCTATCCAGAGCCGCCCACGTGAACCCATCGCCGTTAGCTGAAATCATAAAGTCGCCCGTAGACGGATCATTCACAATGAAATACGTGTCTTGAAAATCGCAAACTGTCGCGCCGTTCGGGAAATCATTATCACTAATTTGTACAAAGGCATTGGTTGCCAGCGTCAAGATGTAACCATTCACGCCATCAACCATCATGACTTGCGTACCATTCGCAGCGAGAGAAACACGGGTAATCGCGCTGTTCAATGTGCCGCGCTCTGTCGCTACACCAAGAGCAGAAATTTCATAAAGCTTATTGCCGGATACGAAAAAGCAACGACCGCCTTCCGTTGTCAAGCATCCGCGATGCGGGCCACCCCCTGCTACAGTGTAAGGCTCAAGCCCCGGCGTGCCGACCAATCGCGCAGGGGTTTTAGAAGAGCCGCTTTCAGATAGTTCGGCAAATAAGTTTACGCAACGCTGGGCATCGTATGAAAGGTCTGTCAGTGCATAACTCTGTCCAACAATCGGTATCTGCATTTAACCCACCCGAAACCATTTAGCACTGCCGTCTGTGGTGTAAACATATCTTGCGAATCCACCAACTGCGAGCGTTGTGACCGCGCCTATAATTGTTCCATTTCCAAGTGTCAGAGCTGTTAATATCTGCTCTGAGGTAATAATAACTTCATCCCCATGTTGCGGGCTGGATGGCATATTCACTGTAAGTGTTGCCAGAGTTCCCGCCGGGCGAATAATAGCATAAACTACCTTTTCCCGCGTTAAATTAACTGTACCGCCTGTGCTTGGTACAGAAGTTTGAAATGATCTTGCTGTTTCCGAATCTACTGTTGTCGCCATTATCCAAGCACCCATGTTCCTGTTGAAGAAATAGCCATCCAGTTGGTTGTGTCGATAATAATCAATTCAATACATGAACCTATTGTGGTTGACTCAATGTACCCGCCTGAAGTAGACGCAGATGAACCGTTATATATAAAATCACCTGATTGCGCTGTAATTCGTATTCCGTCAGCGTCAATCACACAGGCTTTATAGTTTGACACGCCGTCAGTCACACTTGCGCTTGGTAAAGTTATATTCGCTTTCGATGTTGAGCCTGTGTTGATGTAAGTATAGTTCGTCTGGTTTGCCAGCGTAGGTGTTGAAGCTACTCCACCCGTGTCAAGTGTCGTGAGAGGGTATTTCGTAACAAGACCATCGTCAAAACGCGCTATTCCGTTGTTAACAAAAATTGAATATGGATTTGTGATAGTGACATTCGCTCCTGCTTGCGGAGCATCATCTATGTAGAAAGATGCGGCATCCGTAATTGTACTTGCACCAACAGCAGAATGTGTCGAGTTAAGCATCCAGAAATCATACTGAGAGGCTAAAGCTCCTGTAGCATGCTCTCGTGTTGCAGAGAAGTCGAGCTTCCAAAGCGGGGCGTTTGTGGAAGCTGTAAGCCCAGTATCTGCAGGGGCTGTGTAAGTGACATCAGCCGTTCCCGCTGTACCGTTCGTTGTTGGTGTTAAGGAGAAACTGTACGGCAGCATACGGAAGCGTGTCGTACCATCAGAGCGGTCAGGCTGGAAGTTAATTCCGCGCGTTGCCCCGTAACCGCCCAAAACAAGATTACAAGTGCTGTCGGATGCGGTGCAGTAAATAGCCGCGTTATCCGTTGCGGCAGTCTGCGGCTGGATTGTGACACCAATATCAGATGAAGCAACGCTTGTATCAATATTGAACAGATTGACCGATGAACCCGCTTGCCGAACGCTGAATGCATTCGCTGTTGTCGCTTCAATCGCCTTCTTTCCTGAAATTCTTGAAACATCGGTTTTTAAATTAAGTGTCGATGCATTCGGGCTTGTCACTTGCGGCGCAATTGTCGCAACGCTGTTTGTATCCGTCCAGTCTCCGTAATCGTAATATTTCGCTGCCGTAGTATCAAATTCGGTGAATAGCGTACTAGGGAGGGCGCGATTTCGTATTGAATGCATTTTTTCGATCCGAACTGTTGCTCCGCCGTCATCAGCATCAGAGCCGAGTGTCACAGTTCCGAAATCTGCCTGAATGACCCAATCCGTGTAACTCCCCGAACCGCCTGTTTTTGAGACGGTAATATCAAGAACGCCTGTTGTACTATCATAATCCGTGACCGTTCCGAGCATATAGTTTGAAGGGCTTCCCGCTGAATATGCGAGAACGCTCATTTTAACCCGATAGCGTTCCGATGACTGTGTTGTGAAACTCTTTGAACCTGTTCCGACAGAAACGCTTGTAACGCTCGTTCCCTCCAGTCCTGAAACATTCATATTGCGGCGGTCATCAACCACACTTTCAAATTCAAAATTTGTTCCAGGACGTGCATAAACCGGCTGTGTAATATCTTTAAACAAAACATTTTGCGCGTAAATTTCTGCGTCAGTTTCTCCGACAATCCCTGTAAACATACCCTCAAATCGCGCGTTACTAAGGTGTAATTTTGGTTTTTTTGTATTCGTATTGTCTTGAGTAATAAAACTTGAATTTGTATCAGCAATATAAATCCCGTTACTGTCGCTTGTCGATTGCGTTGCTGCAACATCATCATTTATGTCATCCAGGCCGCGAATATCAACATTATTAAACCAATACTCGGGCTGCTGAGTTCCGTGATTTGTTGCAACAATACGAACCCCTGAATTTCCTCCGTATTGTTTATAGCCGTCAACGTTCATGCTTAAACCGCGCACCTGAATGCAGCGTCCCTCGTATGATCCGAACTGCGGACCACGTTCCGGCGCAATACACTGGATATTCTTCATTGTCGCTTCTGCGTCCTCTTCGTGCGTATCAAACGCAACCCCGAAAGCCCCGATAGCAAGTCCGCCGTCAAGCATTGTGTAGACAGGCTGCCCTTTTTGAATAACCGAGCTTCCTGAAGTCAGTTTTGCATTCCAAGTCGCCGTTTGGGCATCAGACGTTCGGCAATGCCGCCCATTCACGCAAGTTACATTATACGCTGTTGATCCGAATGCTGTGCCGTAGTCAGAATAACCATATCCAAGACCCGTAACATTCGCAGTTTCTCCGGCTGTTGCTGTCCCCGAAAAAGCGACAAAACCATTCGCGCTCAAATAATTCCCGTAAGTGTCCTTGCATTGGAAAGTGTCGTTTGTTTTATCTGACACACGACAAACAATATTATTAAGAGTTTCATATCCGGCAGGCATTCCGGAGAGATAAATCCCGTTTCCTCCGTTAGAAAATCCGTGTGCAACGCTGGTGAATACTGCAGGGTTTGTTGCAGAAATTGCAGTTATGGTTTTCGGTGTTCCGCTCGCATCATTCGTTCCCATGTTTTTGAGATTGATCGTGAAAAGATTTTCAATCTTGCTGAAAGGTGAAGATCTGCGAATAATGCACGCATCCCAGACGTCATCGCAGCGCACATCTTTAAACAAAGCATCGGGTATCCCGCGAATATCGAAAGTCGGATCAGAAACGGTTATTGAAACGTCTGAAGTATCACCGATAGCAATCCCTTTTATTCCCTCAAGAGAGAATTTACGGGCTTTTGTAAATCGGTAAAGCTGCGGCGATTGAGCGTAATATTCTGAATATTTCAGCGGGGCAGCTAAAAAAATGTAATTATTCGTGGTGTCAATTCCGACAATTTGATTTGCTTCGCCTGCCCACCCTGGGCTTGAAGCACTTTGCCCGCCGCTTGAATAAGTACCGGTATCGCAATTAACGTCCGTTCCTGCTGTTGTGTCGGTTGCATTATCCAAAGCCTGCAATGTGAGTTTTGTAGTCGTGCTTGCGCCTGATCCGTCTCCAAGCGTTACATTGTATGTGCGCCCTAAACCGTCTGATCCGTCAATATAGTCAATTTTAGTCCCCGCTACGGTTGCGGTCACACCCTTAATCATTATGCGAGATGTTGCAGAATAACCATGAGAACCCGTAAAAGTGACAACACATTTTGAATTTACGCCGTCCCATGCAACGCTTGAAATTGTCTTTTTTGTTATGTCGCTACTGTCAAAACGCGAAGCAATCGCAATGCTGTCGTGAATCTTTACAATATCTCCTATAGAATATCCTGATACGCTTGCAACGGTCAGGCGCGGCAAAATATCATCCAGATTAATATTCGCGGTAGTTACCGCCGTAATCTCAGTTTGACTTCCCAGAACAACATTATCATCAGGATGATAAAGAATTGCCGAATCCGTATTGATATGCCCAAAATCACACCGCCCCGTTGCAGCACACTTGATTTGCATATCCGTGGTGTTCTTTATGCCCGCACCAAGATCTGAAAGCTTTAAACAGCTTCCGGCAGGAATTGTCGCAAAGCCATCATGCGCGACGAGGAACGCTTCAAGCTCGTCTGTCATATCCGTGGTGCATGTGTCGTCTGTCGGAACGTAGTAATTTGGATCGCCGACAAAGGAAATTGCGTTTATTGCAGCATCAATATAGGGCTGCGCCAGTTCTTCAAGCTCATCAATCCAAACCGTTTCGTCTGCCTGTCTGTCGCGCAGCGCATTGTCAATATTCGCGGTGAATGAACCATCCGGAGCTGAATTTGTAAGAACCGCATCAAGGTCTGTTTTCCATTGTGTTCTGTCCGCGCTGGCTGCATAAACCTGCGTGGAAACCAAAAGAAGAAATAGGAATAAGAATTTTTTAATCATATGTGTCACCGTATGTATCTCCATAAACGCCACCTCCGCCGCCACCATCGACCGCATCATCTCCGCCAATATAAAGCCCTCTGCGTCTGCGCCCCATAGGCACGCAAATTCGAGCCTCCATAAACTTGTTTTTTCTATTTGCCCTGCGTATATCGGCAAGTCCGCTTTCGGCAATTTCGATCTGCTCAACTGTCAATGACTTGCCGTAAATGCCTGCGATTCGCATGGCAAAATTATATTCTATCGTTTCTTCGTATCCGGGCGGCAACGATATAACCTGTGAAAGACCGGTGAACTCTGTCAAAGGCTGATTGACGTACATAAAAAGCGTTTCTGCGGCATTCGGTACACCCCAAAGATTTATAACGCCGACCGGATATGTCGGGTTGTAATAAAGATATTGCGGCGAAGCAGACGCATCTTTTCTGTAGATTCTCGCAAACTTCGCATTGTCGATTATTTCAACCGGTGTATCACTGCTCGCCGCATCACGGATATAAGCAACTTTAATACTTACAGGTCTCACGGTGTCAATGTCTGCGTCTGCGCCTATCGTGTAGCTTGCAACGCCGGCACTTAAAACATGAGAAAGGAGCGTATCGCTGTAAATCATCGCATCGCGCGTCCCCCATGTCGAAATCATGCGGTTGAGGCGTTTAAAATGCCCCGCAATCTCTTGAGCGTCAATATCCTCTACAGGGTCAACAACCCTGATCAATTCTAAAGCAGCTCTGATTAAATCGCGGGGCGTTGTCATTTAAAGTTACGCCTTTGTCCAGCCGGCAGCTTCAAGGATTTTTGCAGTCGCCTCATTTTCAACGTACTTAATGAGGTTACCTTTCCCGTCAGAGCTTTTTTCGCCTTCAGCAGCGGACTTAGTGTATTTTACGCCACTAATCTTTTGCTTTGGTGCAGTTTTTGCAGCCAAAAGATCGGCTTCAGCTTTCGCCAGCTTTGCTTTCAGTTCTGCAATTTCTGGATTTTCCACAGCTGGTTCGATTGGTGCGGCTGGTTTTGCAGTTTCTTTCGTCATGATATTTCAGTCCTTTTCTAAGTTGTTACGCGAGTCGCGCCCGCAAGTCCTTCACGGCGGAACACCGTAACGGAGTATGTGCCTGCGGCGGGAGTTACCCCGCCAGCAGTCGGATTTACGAATTTGACAGATACCGTGTCAGCAGCGGTGACTATTGCCCCCGTTATCGCCACTCCATCAACATAAGACGGAGGATCAACGCGAACGCTATCCCCGATCTTAACACCCCGCACAGTCAAAGACTGCGCGGGTGCCGTTACTGTCGCAACTTCCGCAGGTGTCCAAGCGACATCCACGATAGAAGCAACAATAACATTACCTGCAAGTATTGAGTTTCCCATGGTTTCATACTCCCTTACGCTGTGACGCGAGTTGCGTGCTGCGGATAAACAGGAACAAGCCCGAACAGCGAATCCAGACGTGTGACCCATTTCCGAGTATTTCCATCGAAATACTTAATCAAAGCCAAATTCAATCCGTTTTCATTTACCTGTTCCGCAAGCTCTGCGCTTGTTGGCATTGGCAATGGAACTGAAATAGCTCTGAACGCATGTTTCTGGAACATTAGAGACTGCTTGTAAGTTGTAGAAGCTGATCCAACAACCGTTATAGCATCTTCATCCACAGGCAAGGCAACAACGTTTTGCAAGCTTCCTGACGCTGGCCCGTATATCGGTTCATTTAGCGTCAAAGTGACTTGACCCGATGCATTCGCCGTAACGTCTGCCCCAACATGAGAATATTGCTTCAAGAGGGGGGCAAGACTTTGCTTGGTTAACGGGTGCACAGCATAATGCCCTGCGATTGTGAACGCCGTACCTTTTGTCACAGTTCCCGTATTGGCGGTCAAACCATCAACACCTAGTGTTGTCATGCCTTCCGTCAAAGCAACAACAGAAGCTTCAACCGCAAGCCCGGTAACATCGTTGCCGTTCGTGTGGCGATAGATAAGCTGGTTTTTATACCAGTCAAAGCCCAAAGCATTACCAATGATCGCTTTGTTATATTCGCCGCGCTCAAATGTGAACAAGTTTTTATTCGCATTCACTGCATTTCTCATAGAGCTTGAGTCCATGAGAAAAATACGATCAGAATCAGGCGCAAGATACTCGTCCAGCTTTTCGCCGCCAGACATAACGGTATCAGGATCAACGATCGTGCTCCCCGCTGTTCCTACCACGTTACCAGTGTATTGAGTTGCTTTTTTAATCATACGGCTTTCGATATTACTTGCCATTTGATTAATCATCGGCTGGATCAGTCTTTTATAGACTGCGCCAACATCAATATCATGCGCAAGTTGGCGTGTGTCGAGATCAAAAGGAATTGTCCCGCTCATGTCCAGTGCCAAATTAACAGAACGTTCTTTTGCGTCCTGAATGCGGCCTGTAATATCAAAATCATCTTCTTGAACAAGCCAAGTTGTCGGGATTTTAATACTGACCGTATCGCCTGACGAATAGCCGTTAGCATCAGGTTTAAAAGCATTTTCTTCCACTTTTTCGACTTCACGGTAAAAATGAATTTTATCCATAAGATCAGCCGCTCCCATTTTAAGCAGCTTTTTTGTATTTTCCTTAATGGTTTTGATTGCGTCAGCCATGATTTTTATCTCCTATATCATTTGACTTTATACTTTTTCAGCAAATCCTTGCCGCTCAAAGCATTGTCAGACTTAAAGCCTGATGTTTGAGGGACTCGGGAAGGCGGATTCGGTAACTGTTTTTGTTGAGGGGATGCTTGGGATTTTCTGATTTTCTCAAGCACACTGTCTATTTTTGATAGTCTTTCCGGAAACATTTCATCAGCAAGGGCGGGATCTTTGGCTAACGCATACAAAACTTGAGGGGCATCTTTTCCCGTAATGATCTTGTTCAAAGCTCGTGCTACCGCAGGGGTTTGAGGCAAAGAATCATAAAGATCAGCTACCAAGTCATCGTAATCAGGGTTTTCAGCCGCGAAAGCATCTTCTTTTGCGCCTAATTCCTCAATAACTTTATTTGATGACTCTTGTTGTTTTTGTTGCGTTTGCTTCTTTTCATCGGCTGCTTTCGCATCATTCGCTTTCTTTTCGCGCTCAAAAAGCTTTTGATCCACTTTCCAATCGGTCAAAGCCTCATGGTATTCGTCATCAAAATCAAAATCTTCCTTTTTAGGGCGTGGCTTTTCAGCCGTGGCACTGGCAGAGGATTTCTTTTCCTGTTCGTTCTTCCACGCCTCAAATTCGGCAAGCTTTGCCTCTGCTGTTTTGGCGCGGTAAGTGAGTTGGTCAATGCGTTTTTCATAGCGTTTGGAAGCGTTACGATTTTCCTTTTTTGCTGGTTTCGGAGCTTGATCCTGACTTTCGTCACTATCGTTTTCGCTCTCATCGCTCGCAGTGTCATCGTCATGAGTCGTATCCGATGGCGCGGCGTTGTCATCGGGCGTTAAAATTGTAGTGTCAATATTTTGGTTATCTTCATCAGACATTTTGGATTCCTTGTTCGGGGATGTTCATCGCATTTTGTGGGGCTTGCGAAGGAATGCCCTCATCTTCACTAAGAAGAAGCTCTAAAGCGGTTCGTGCATCATTATTGCCCGCTTGCAGTTCCTGAATTGTAGATAAAATGTTCGGTAAAACATTCGCTGGCATTGTTCCTATTTCAGCTTGCGCTTTGTAGAACTCTAATTCCGCTTGGAACGCTTTTATCTTCACTTCCTGTTCTTTGATTGTATTTTGCTCTTTTTTGATCTCAAAGTCCATATTTTCCGCACGCTCTTTAGAATCGAGCTGTTTTTGAAGTTCCACAAGCTGATTTTTAAAGAGGTCTACAGCCTGCTGCGCCTTCATCAATGCCATTTGTTCCGGCGTTTGTTCGTCATCAGCAACGCCAGGAGGAAGTGCTTTCTTAAGACGTTTAGCAATTTCCTTCATGCCAGGTGCATCAATATTTGAGGCAATCAAATCAGCCGCAACGCTCATGACTTCGGGCATAAGTTCGGCAAGCTGTAGCTGCGCCTCAAGGGATTCTTGGCGCTTCGATGCGTAGGACGGCCCCACCGTAACATGCGTGGTATACGTTCCTTTTTCCATGTCATAAACGCCCATTGTCTTTTTGCCGTCGCGCTTGATTTCTGTCGGCTGGTTAATGGAAATTCTTTCTTCTTTCCTGTCTTCGCCGACAACACGAACATTTTGCTTATCAACAAAAAGTTTACTGATAAGATCGTTCACAATATCGCCGACCGCGCACACTGATTTTGATTGATTATCGATGTAGTGATAGCTTGCCGTATCGCCTTGGCGTTGGAGTGCCAGAATTGCTTTGCCTGATCTATCCTGATTTGTTTCCTTGCCTTGGCTGGCATCATAAATGCCTGTCACGCTTTTCATGTATTCGGAGGCGTTAAGCGCAGATTGAACCATAGCCATACTTGGCTGCGCGGGCGGTTGCCTCATTGGCGGCGGATCAGGAAATGCTTGCCCGTTTTTGATTGTTACTGTGGGTTTGTAAGACAATACAGGGTAATTTTTAGTATTAGCGTCTTTCCACATTTCTTGATATTCATCAATTTGACCCTCTGCCACAACCCACGGAGATTTCGGCTGCAATGCGACAACTTCCGTGTGCGATGATTCCCAATAGTTCAGCATGATTTGCGGATCGCGCATCACGGAGATAAGCCCTGAAATGTGACGCTTTCCATTGTTCCAAATTGTGTTTCCATACACTGGAACGATCGGGATACGTTCACCAAGCCAGTCAGTTTTCTCAAGAATTTCTTGCCCGTTCGTTTTGCACCATTTCACAAGATCAACTTTTTCATCCCTTGATCTGGTTATGTAGACACGTCCTGAAAACGGATCACCGTCTTTGAGCTTTTCCACTTTATACCCGAGCTTTTGTTCAAGCTCTTTTCGATCAGATTCGCGCAAAACGTCAAGCTGTCCGTTCATTGAAACTTCGTGAAGTTTTTCTATTTCACATTCAATGTAATAATATTCACAGACAACGACTTGCTTGTCCTTAACCCATGCCTTGCCGCCACCATCGAAGTCAATTACTTGCGCATCGGGGTACTGCTCTTTGAACTGTTCTTTGCTCATGGCAGATTGAATAAATCCGTACCGCGCATCGCGCCCGTCAAGCTCAACAGAGGACGGATCAATCAAAATACGCGAAAAGTCATGGACGGTATCGATGATAATTTTTTGCTTAAAAGTGCCTCTAACCCAGTCTGTGCGGACTGTAATCCATCCCAAACCAGCGGTAACCTGAAACGCGGCGGCGACATCATACGCAGTATCAGCTTTAGAAGCTTTTTCAGCTTTCCTGATTATGCCAGCGCGGACTTCGCCTGTTTCTTCGTCGGCATCATCGTCATCTGGAAGAACGTGAATTGAAGGACGCGAAGCCCTCATTTCATTGATAATGTTGTTAACGAATGACGGGCATTTATTGATTACAAGCTTAACTTTGTTAGGGCAGTCCTCGGGGAGATCTTCCCAGTGACCCTCGCCCAAAGCAAAATCAATATCGGATTCCATTTGAGTATAAAACTCACCCCAATAGGTCTTTGCTGTTTCGTAGTTTTCACGAATTTGAGTCAACAGCTCTTCGTTTTCTTCGCTGTCTGTTTCTTTCTCTGTATTTTCGTTTTCGTAGTCGTTCATGCTGCCTGCCATCGCCTATCAATATCACATAATACTAATATTATCACCAATTGTAACTAAGTTTCTTTTTCGGCTTGTCATCACCAAAACCAATTTTGTCAGCATTGACTGCAAAAGTTCGGAAAGCTGACGCACCGTGGCTGGCTTCATCGTGCAGTTCTTCGTTCGTGAACATCGAATCTGCCTTGCTCCATTTTCGCGAATAATTATCAAGATGCAGGATTATCTTGTGGCATTTTTCCGCATCGAACCAGCAATTAGGCAAGGTAGGCTTGCAGAAATTCCGTATGTCGTGCCAAACGTCCGTTGAACGCGGCGTAATATCAATCGGGCGTATCCCGCATTGCTCCGCCATTTGCTTATCAGTGAAAAGTTCAGAGCCGCGCATCCGCGTATTACCGTCATGCGGGAAATGGTGTCCGATGTAATTATAACCGCGTTCAAGCAGCATCTTTTGATAAAAGCTCCATCCTTCATCGCTTGACTCGTGGTAATCAATGAAATGATGACGGCCTTCAACTTTTTGATAAAACAGGCATGACATAAGATCGTTTGTTCCCAAATCCCACCATGTATGCACGCCATGCGCCTCGTTATACGGCACAGAGCAAATCTGCCCGCGCTCCCGTACCTTTTTCATTTCCTTTGTGTAGTACGCGCCTTTGAGCGAGCCTTGGAAAGCTTCCTCGGGCGTGGACGGAAATTCGCGCTCCATGTCATCATCCTGTTGCTCTCGCTTGAGGATATACCAATATTTTTGTTGCTTGCTCAAAACTATTCCCTGCTCTTCCAGTTCATCAAAATACTTTTCCATTTCGGGCGTAATGATTGCGGTCTCGCCTTCAAGTGTGGCGTATTTCGGATTGTTATGCCAAGCGAAAAAGAAAAACTTAGGCTCTGACCTGGCAAGGGGCTTACCGGAATCCCGTAACTTTCGCGCCCGTTCGGTAAGCTCAAAGAACTCGCCTTTCTTTCCTTCCGCCGTAGATTCGATAAATATCTGCTGCCCGTCTGCAACCGTGTTCAATGCGCCCGTCTTCACTTCTCGGGCTTTCTCGGGCGTCTTTGCCGAGATCTTGCCGTACTCGGAAACAAGCAATTTCTGAAACGTGCCTGATCGCAAGGAGGTTCCAACAACAATACTGGATTTATTTGAAAATGAAAGCTTGCGCGCGCTGTCCTGTGCAGCAAATTTTATAGCCTTCAACCATTCGGGCAGATTTTCGTATGCGAACCTGATTTTGTTATCGAATAGATCCTGCGCCACGTCTTGAGTTTGAGCAATGACCGCCGCCTTGTGGTTTGAATTGAACAGGCAGGCATCGAGAAAATAGATCATGATGAACGTGGTAAATCCAAGCTGCCGCGCTTTCAGAATGACATTGAAATAATACATTGAATTGTAAAGCGCGAGCTGCGCCGTATTCATGCGGAATTTGATTTTATTACCGTCCGCGTCTTGGATGTAATAGAGATTATTCAGCCGCCATCTGCGATCTCCGAGCTTACTCTTGATCTGTTGGTATGTCTGCTGATTGTCCATCAATTTCCTCGAAAAGCTGGATTAAAGACATGGAGAGTTCGCCTGTCAGGTTAAGATGCTTTTCTTCTTTCCACTTATTGAGCTGGCGAATTTGCAGCCAAGACAGGGCGGCTTTTGTGTCCGGTGCGTATTTCTTTTTGATCGGCGTTATGATCGGCGTTCCTTCATAAACCGATATGTGAACATCATCGTGTTCATAGCCGATAGCACGTTCATAAAGGGCATTGGCTACCTCCGCGTCTGCGGTGAGCTTTCCTTTTTTTATTGCCGCTTTAAAAGTCGGGTGTTTGTTTTTCCAGTTGTTAAGAGTTCCCTCATCAACCTCGAAAAAGTCAGCCAATTCCTGATCGATCGCACCAAGCAAACAGAGCTTATACGCCTGAACGTTATAAGCTCTGTTGTATTTTGTTGGTCTGCCATTTGGCAGTGGTTCCTTTTTTTTCGGCTTCTTTTTCGCCATATCATCACCTCAAAGGGGGTGCGCCCCGTGAATTATTATTATGATGCAGTTGTGATTGTTGCGCCATCAAAAACAGATGTTTCGATTGTGACAAACCATGATGTTCCGTCAGAAACCACACTCACAGAATCACCAACAACAGATTTTGCATCCACCAGCGAAATAGTATCTCCGCCTGATGCTTCAAAATCCGCATCGGTTGCAGAGTTGACATCATTTGTCAAAACGTGTCCAACAATCACATTTGCGCTTGCGTTTGTAACAATCGTGTATGATGCACCAGAAGGAGCAGCTTTCACAAAAAAGCTAAATTTACAACCAGCAACGGGAGCTGGAAGCGTAGTAACAAATTCTGTTGCGCTGTTTAGGGTTAAAGTCTTTCCACATTCTGTGCTGGTTAGAATATTTGTTGCAGTTGTGTCTTCAAAGCTTGAGCCAAGTGAGCTTACAGGCACTAGGGCAGCGGCGTAAGTTGCTGTGCGGAACACTTTGACGTAATCTGTCGTAAGCACGTCAGCGGGTGTCATGATTGTTGCCTGCGACATATCGGACATGTCCGTATCGTATCCTGCAATTGCGACAAAAGGCAAAGCTATGGCAAGTGCCGCCACGAGAAGAAAGTATTTTTTGATGTTTTTCATTTCAGTAGTTCCTTTTTTAAAAAGTTGTTAAAAATCTCTAGGCAATCCGAGCAGCGATGTAGTTATTATCCTTCGCGTCTATGCCCCTGTCCATAATATATTCGCTTTGTGCCGCGTTTAGTTCATCGCTGGCGGTTGTCGCTGTTGCGGAATTCAGCCCGAAATCAAAATAAACCACAACGGTTGAGTCAGTCACAAGCTTGACGTAGCGTGTTCCTACGGGCAGGGCTGCACTCTGTGAAGTGCTGGAAAGCGTTGAAATTGTTACCTTTCCAAGAAACTTATCCCGAATAGGGTAGTTGCCGTCAAAGCCAAGATCACCGTAGCAAATAACTTTTAAATCCGACATGCGCTGCCCTTTTTATTTTTAAATCTCCAAAGAAAATCTAGCACGATTTTGCTTGACAGGTAAACAGAAATATATAGCGGAATGAAAAACCCGCCGAGGTTTCTTCTCAACGGGTCTCTTTTTTCATCGACAATTTTAAAACTTATGCGTCTTGGTCAGTTTCTTCAATAGGCGTTTATTCGCCATTTAAAGGCTCTGGGATAGCCTCTGAATTTTCAGGTACGGAATTAGCGTCTGATTCCGTTTGTGCCACTGGCTGGCTAAATTTGGACGAACACGCTACGGGATGAAGTATACCTACACCTAAACCTTGATTTTGCTTTTTGTAATAATCATTTTCAATTTTTCGTGATACGAAGCTCAAAGCCAGAGAAGCTTCGCTGTAATCCTCGTCTTTAACAATTTTAAGTACTTTTTCGTAAATTTGTATTGCTTCCATGAGGCAATTCCTTTTCGTTTGGGTTAAAGTTTGCGGCGTTTTTGTTTTAAAACAGCAGCCGCGCGCAGTTTTTTACGCAGAAAATTAAAGCAATACGCCCTACATACCGATTGCCGAAGCGTAAAGTTCCAAAAGCATTTTTTGTTCCTCCCGTTTTTCCCTATCAATTTTTCGCAAGGTTACAATCTTCCGAATTGTCTTGGTATCGAAGCCAACGCCCTTTGCTTCTGCGTAAATTTCTTTAATATCCTCCGACAATTCAGCTTTTTCGCCTTCGATCCGTTCAATTCGATCAATGAAGCTCTGAAGTCTTTTCCCAGCAATTCCGCCAATATCTTGCATTTTTGCATCTATGACCGCGCCGAATATGTCTTGAGCAACCTTTCCTTTTTCAAGATCATGTTTGAGCATAAATTCCGTTAATTTATCAGTAGATTCCTTGTTTTCTTGGTAAGCTTCTTCTGCCAAGCTATCAGGCAATCCTGCTTTTCTTGTGACTGCCAAATATCCCGCAAGAGATACGGCAGAAATTTTTTCTTGTGTTGTAGTTTCCATAGTTTTAGTTCCTTTTACTGGTTAAAAAATTGATTTTTGTAAAGTCTTTCGATGATCGTTCCGCCCTTGTGTCCGCGTTCAAAGACAAACCAAGCGTGATCGGTCGGAGTTTCGGCATATTTCTTGCCTGTTTCGATATTGATCCGCTTTCCCTTGTCGTTTACGGGAATGTCATGACGAAAACAGGTTGCACGTTCCGCGCAGAGATGAATCCGAACAGGCGGGGTATTGTTCCAAAATTCGCGGCGATCCTGCGAACAGAAAAACGCCAAACGCTGAAAGCACAGAACTTTCTTTGCGCCTAGTTCAAAAGATTTTTCGACAAACTCAACCGCTTTTGAAAACGGCGGGTTCATGAAAACCGAAAATTCAAAGGGAATTAAGCCCAGCGTAATATCCTCTTTTTCAAGTTTGAGGTAGTCGGATATATTTACTGGAAACCCCCACGGGTGAATGTCGAAGGATTTGACAAGATACCCGCTCAAACGTGCCTCCTCGGTTAAAATACCCGTTCCCGCGCATGGGTCAATGACCATATGAGTTAAAATTTCTTTTTTCAAAATGGCTTCTGCTGCCCATTTCGGCGTAACGTAGTGTTCATATTTTTTTGCGGCTTCGGTTAAGTTCATGATCGTTGCTTTCTAAATTGTTGCGTACAAAGACGGTGAAATTCCGCCGTTTTCTTTCAAATATTTCTTGTAATCCTCCCAGCTTCCGTTTTTTTTATTTTTATATTCGGAATAGGTCAGCAAAGCGGATTTATTTTTCTGATTTTGCTGAGGTATTAAATTTTTGTCCGTTTTTATCGGCTTGTGATAGTCGTTTGTCATTTCGGGGGAAGTCCTTTCGTTAAAGCTTTACACCAAGAAGCAAAAGCCGGACCGGGTTTATCAGGAGAAGAATATTCACCATTCCGCACTTTCAGATTGTAGTGTTTAATTAAATAATCCATATCCC